CGATCACGCTTTCTGCTCCATAGATTCAAGAGCCTTAAATTTCTGTTTTGCTTTATTGGCATAATCGCATAAAATCAACAATTTCATGGTCATAAAGTCCTTGTTATATGCAAACTGCCATTTTTTCAGTTCGTCCATTTTTTCTGTGCTATTAAATCCATACTGTTCCATGAAATCATCCAAAAGAAACTTGATTTTATCAATAGTGTCCTCTACTTCGAACATTGTGTCTTCTCTATCCATATTTTCTGACATCTTATTTTCCTCCTGTGTATCCCTGTAAAAACCTAATTATGCGATTTCTACTCTGTATGCAATCATCATTTCTTTAATCACGCTAACGTAAATATCTTTCAGCCGCTTATTCTGCATAATCACGGACAGTTTGTTAATCTGGTTAGTCTGTGCCTTGGTGCAACCTCTTTCCTCGGCTCTGGAAATCGCATTTCTAAGTTGCTGATCCAATCGGCAACCAGCTCTGTCTGATAATCTGCGGTAGCTTTCGTTTCTGGCGGCGGCATATTTATTTCCGAATGAGTAAGAAAAATCATCGCTCTCAGCAATCTTTGAAATACATCTGTTTACCCATTTCTCTGTGCCAACATCGGAATCTGTTCCCTTAAAGGTATCAATGATGGTTTTCATGTTTTTCTCTTGTTGGTCTGCACGTTCTGCAAGTTTCTTCTGTTCCAGTTCAGTCTTGGCTACCTGTTGGAAAATCTGGTTAAACATTTGCAGTTCGGGGGAAAGTTGATTAATGTTGATTGCTGTCTGCTTGTATTTCTCTTCCACTTGGATGAAATACTTGCGAACCTGTTTCCCTTTGTCGTTGCGTTCAAGCATTGCCATTTCTTTGGCAGTGTCAAGTTTGATGAGGTATTCAATCGTGTGTTTACTGCCTGTTACCTGCTCCTCAATTTTGGGGAGCAGGTCAAAATCTTCTTTTTCCTCGGCATCACACTCTGATAATCTTCTCTTTACCCATGTGGAAAAATCGGTCTTGACTGCTAAACTTTTATGCAAGTCTTTTCCGTACACAACTTTAATTCCTTTTTCGGTTTCATACACAGGAACTAATTCATTTTCAATAATCTTCAAATCTGCCATAAAAAATCTCCTTTCGGTGTTTACAATTACACCGAAGGGAGATATAATAACAATATCAACCACTTCGGTGTGTTGAGTGCTTAAAGGGTTCCGACTTTTCCAGGGTGCGGGAATCCTTTTTTATTTGTTTGCTTTTAACATATTCTTGATTTCGATAATTTCCTGTAAGATTTTATCCTCTTTGTCTGCACGAATATCTCCATCAATTAATCTGCGAATATAATCGTTTTTACTCACCCCCATTTCTTTTGCTTTCTCACCGACAAAATCAAGCTGTTCTTCTGTCAGTCTTAACGTAAATGTTTTGATACTCATTATTAGCATTTCCTCCTTTTTGAAGTCATATTGACTTCTTGTTTATAATATACTATGAAGTCATTTAGAAGTCAAGCATTATTTTAACTTTTTTCAA